CACGTCTGGCAGTTTTTCTAATTCCTCCCTTACGTGTAGATTTTTTTCGTTTAGGTTTATTTCTTAAAGCCTTCATTTTTCTTCCCCATGCTTTAGCAGCAGCAGAACCTTTTCTCATTTTAGCCATATCTTGTTGACCTGCCAGAAGCTCGTGAAGTATAACTGCTTGAACTTGGACTTGAACTTGTCGTTGTTTGTGAGAAACCACCAGCTCCTGGTCCTGTTGTGCCGCTAGCTGTTGTTGTTGTTTGTGATGAAGTATAACTACCGCCACCTCCTCCGCTTGAATGTGTAACTGTAGCACCTGCAGGGCTTGTTGGTGTGACACCTGGTTGATCTGATGCTGTATTAACTACGGGATCCGTTACGGTTGTATTGGATGCCGTATCTGCGTTTTCTTGAAAAATAGCAGAGGGTGAATCTCCACCATAAAATAAAGTCTTTAAACTAAATAATGGATCAAGTAATTTTGCTGAACCTGCCCCTACACCTGTTAATAAATCCTGAATACCCCCCCCTACACTACCAAGACCACTACCAACACTAAACAAAGTTTGACCTAATGCACCTGCTGATTCTGATGCAGCTCCTGGTTTGTTTATAATATTATAAAGAAAAGCAATTCCTAATCCAACGGCAGCTAGTGGTAAAATATTTTTTAATAAACTCCTAACTACCATGATTTTATTTAATCCTTTGAGAAAATAAACTTTTCCCCTTTACACGTAGGGCAATCATTAAGCATAAACTTCTCAATACCGCTAGCTCCAACATCATTAGTTAGGACCTGACCGCATGGTATTCCTGTTACTGTGTCCTCGCATGTCTTACAAGGTTGATTCATCTGCTGCTTTCTGGGGTGCAGCATTGTTCCCTTGTTTACTTGTGAATTTTTCCACAATTCCCTTAATTGCATCTGGGTTTGACTTAACATAATTTGTGATAAATTCTATTGCATTTTTGTTCTTTAAAAGTGGTCTTATAGATGCTGGAAGCTGTGGAGCTATCTGGTCTATGATACTACCTATTGCACTAAATGGATCTGCTGCTTCATCTGGACTTACAGATATGGTTTTTTTAGCCTGGTTGACTCTACCCGTTAAGCGTTTATTGGTTGTTTCCAATTCCGTAATGTAAGTATCGTATTGTCTTTTAATTTTACTAGATATTGGTGCATTCCGTGTAATGTTCCTAGTAGTAACAACGGCACACAAGCCACCAAATACAATAACACCCATGATAATATAGGGTAAGAGCTGCTCATACATGCTAATTACCCTACATTTACTTAATATTTACTTGTTATGGTTATAATTTGCACCCACACACCTTCATTTCCAGTCCGCTTTTTTGGTGCGTGTTTTTTTGTGTGGACATTAAAAACAATGAAAAAAAATACAAAATCGACTACAGGAGGACATACAAGTCCGACTGTTATCATGTTAATGATAGTGATGTATTTGAATGTGATGAAAAAAAATACAAAATCGACCACAAGGTTTTTAAAAAAAGAAAATAACAGAAATATAATGACGTATGAACATGGAACTTGCAGTAGATGCACCAGGAATAGTTTTACATTGGTATTTGGAGATATACGATATTGTAAAGCTTGTTATGATACTGTAAGTAATGACCTGGAAACAAAAGACACGATTCAAAAACTAAGAGAAATCTATGGCACGGCTTAGGACCACCACTTACACTATGGAAAAAAATTTCTGTGGTTGTTGTGGAATTATTTTGGCAAAGAGCTTGAATATTTTTGATCGCTGTCCAAAATGTAAAGAAGTAATTGAAGCATGAATTGTAAAAAATGTGGGTGTGATTTTAATGCACCAAATTGTCCAACATGTAAAGACATAAAATTTTTTACTTTTTCATGTCCTGAATGTCAAAACGAAATAAAAATAGGTTGGAATAGATGTTCCAACTGTAAAATATTATTGGACTGGGAAACATGATTAAACAATCAATATGCAGAAAAAGCGGTAAGAGCTATTCTCGAAAACACATATTCAGAATCAGCCATTGTTCACAAGATGGTTTTGCTGTATGTTGCTTTTGTCAAATACCCTGGACTAATCAATAGTATCTATAGTATGTGAAAAGACATACTATCCATACTTTTTTTTATTGTGATACACTAGCATAAACAGTTCCGCTAAAAGCTGACGAACCCCAAACTTCCATCTCACAGTTTGCATCAACTCTATTAGTCCATGAAGAAACCCAATAAGATTCAGTTGTATAACTTTCTGTGGTTGTTTCATTAATTGATACTTGTACACCATCAGCCCCACTATAAGTTACGATTATTCTATCCCCATCTGCAATAACTGCACTTGCAGCTAAATTTTCAAAGGTGTATGACACATAACTTGCTGTTAAAGTGGTGGAATCTAAAGTACCGAAATTGGTTTTTTCAACGTCAGAAGAATCTACTAATTGGCATTGAATAGTTCCTGATGGACTGAGTCTTTCTCTAAGATTAAATATTATTTTTGTTGGAGTTGTACCAATTAATACATGTCCTGTTGAAAATACCTGTCCAACTTTTAATGTAGCTCCTGTTCGCATTGTTTCGGAGTCTCCACTATTAGTTGATTCCCAAAGTTTAGAAATTGCAGAAGCTGTTTGAATAGTTATTGATGAACTTGGATCATAAAGTCGTGTTGAAGTAGTTGGGGTAGTTATGGTTTCAGCTAAAACCCCGTCAACTGTAACGTTTAATGTTCCGGCTGACATTGTTGTTGTATCTACTAAAACCTCCATAATTCCAGTCTGTGTAGTTGGTGTCCAAGTTTCAGCAGTTGTAAATTCATGTGTTTCTATTCCTCCAGCGGCAGCGGTAATTAATGAATATAATGTAACTCCGTTCATGTCAGTTAATGTTTCTGAAAGTTGACCTCCGTCATCTTGAAGGGTTTGATTGTGGGTATGTGGTAAAGTATTAACTGAAACGCTGCCACTAAACCCCAATTTAAAGACCTACCAATGGTTTACTTTTTGGCATCGCTACCATCTGACCTGATATGATTATAGGACCTGCTGCTCCTGGTTGAACTGTTACAGATATAATATTCATAGAAGAAAAACTTCTAAATGTTGATGCTGGTAAATTAACTAATGTATCTGTAGATGAATTCACCCTATAACTTGCTGCATTAGTTCCATCTTGGTTTTCAATTTGTAGACTTATAGCAATGGCATTGAACTCTGTTGGGAATGTAATAATTCTTAAATTACCTGGAGCTGCTGCGGGAACTGTAATTAAAATAGGGAATGATTCGTTTTGTGTATCTGCAGGTTTTGTTAAAATTTGAAAACCTTGAATAACTGTAGGCATTTTTTAAAAACCCCTAGAACATGTTTGCGTATTTTATAATAAATTGATATTGTTCAACACCTCCACCAATTACTGTCTGAGCTGTTGAGTAAGATAGTTGTTTTCCTCCTGATGCACCACCTACGGCTATATTGAGCGGACCAGGAACGGTTCTACCTGCAGAAGCTGGATCAGAGTTTGATGAGAAGAAAGTAGGACCTGCTTCTAAATTATTAATGAAAAGTCTAGTTTGAAATTGAACTGCTCCTGTTGGCTGAATTGCGTTTACAAAATCAATTATTGAATTGTCTTTATTTAACTGTTGTACGCTTAAGCCAGTGACATCATCAGTAGCCAATGCAAATACATTCACAACTCCAACACCTCCAGCTGCCCTGGTATATTGTCTCATTATTGGAACTGCCATATCTATAATACCTCCATTGCTGGGGCTACATTACTGTTTCCCCCTGGTCTTGAGAACATTGATAGGGCCATTGAGCCAATTATCCCCTCGACACCACCCATTAGATAAGCACCTGCTGGTGCTGCATAACGACCGATAGAAGATTGTGGGGCTATCATACCTATTACTGCTGATGCAACTGCTGCACCACCAATTCCTAATGCTACTTTTTTAAGTGTAGTAGAACCCGTAATAGATTTTAATCCTTTCACAGATTTAGTTCTACGCTTGACTTTATTAGTTTTTCGTTTAACTTTTGTATATGCACGTCTGGCAGTTTTTCTAATTCCTCCCTTACGTGTAGATTTTTTTCGTTTAGGTTTATTTCTTAAAGCCTTCATTTTTCTTCCCCATGCTTTAGCAGCAGCAGAACCTTTTCTCATTTTAGCCATATCTTGTTGACCTGCCA